CATAATCTGTTCCTTTCAATGCCTGCCAACACAACGGTCAATTACGACCTGCGGTTGCAGTGCAGTTTTATTAATCTGGCTTTTGCTTCAGCCAGCGCGTTTAATTTAGCTCTTCTATTCAGTCGTATTACCTACATCGTTGTGTTCCTAAAAAATCAATTGCGTTAATTTGCTCGTAATCATGATAAACAGAAAATCTAATATCCTTCGGCATTAAATTTTCTGTGTTTATGCTGCTTAATCTTCTGTAAAGTGTAAGCACCGCGTTTTAAATAAATCACCAAGCAAGAATCCTAAATAAATACCGGTAAAAAACATGAGTAGCGGGTGCTTTGAAAATAAGTCATATAAATCAAAATCCATAATCTTTCCTGTGTAGTGCCTTCCAACACAGCTTTCAACGCGACCACCAATAGCCTGTGCGTTTTAGAAAGTGTGTTTATTATTATTAAAATTCCAACTGGATAGTCCCGCATAATTGATCCTTTAGGTTTTGGTACGTGTGCCAAATATTACAAAGTGTCCAGTTTTTCGGTGAGCAGGGTGATGACATCCAGTAGTTCACTTACTTTTTTGGTGATGTACTTAGACTTTACACCTGCATCATTGAAGTCTTTGATCTGCTGCTTAATATCCTTGATCACCCCCATGATGTTTTCAGGTGACAGTTCTTCTATATCAGTGCCATAGATGTAAGTGACGTGTTTTACAGGTGTATCTCTTAATTCTTTGCTCATTGCTATTTCCTCTAGCTTGGTTTCCACAACATCGAAATGATCCTGTGCTTTGGTTATGTGTTGGTTTATTTCCCTACCTAACTGCTCCCTGTACAGTTCAGGCGTGTAAAACTTTTTGATTACTTTCAGTTCCTCTTGGGCACAGTTGCAGTAGGTTTCCAGTTCATAAACGGCTACCTCAATTAAGTGGTCGAAAATCTTCAGCCACGCCCTCATTAACTGGATGTCCGTACACCTATTAACAAGAATCGGACTGCTTTCCTTTATAAGGTACTTCACCCTTCCCGCAGGTAGTTTGCGTTTACGGGTGTGCATTAATTTCTGCACTTCCTTAATGCAGAATTTATAGGTTTCGTGGTCGTTGACGGCGCTTAGGTACAGGTCTTCAACGGTGTTGTCGTACTGGTCCTGCTTAGTTCTAGGGCAGTACAACTCTCTGATTCTCTCCAAACGTTCTTCACTACAACGGTTAGGTGCTGCTGTTAATTTACTCAAAGCCTGAGGTATGAACTCTTTGAAAACATTAGCCCACAAAGAATGCAATGACACAGTTTTTAGCTTTAACGCGCTATTACCATACTTAGGTACCTTCGATAGAACTTCCTGTATGACAGTAGACAAAGGTACCGCGTTCCTCAACATTTGCTTACAAGCTAGCTCCACGCAGGCCTCGCGGGTTTTCCTTTCGTTTTTTATCTCAGATATGAACAAGCCGTGGGGTGCCTCCCCCACGGGGGTTAATAACTTATTACGGCTCATGTGAAATGCTCCTTAGTTAGCCTCAAGGCTGTAGGTATAACCCCCTCAACCTTGAGTATTAGAAAGTACCCTTTCGCCCCTAGGAGGTTCTTTTTCTTCCAGTAAGACATAGCCTCACTGAGGTCAGTAAAAGGTTTAACCAGGCTAGTTCTGGAGTAATCCAAAGGGTAGCTTGGCTCCCCTTTTTGCTTGATTATTTCATACATCAAGAGTCAAGCCTTGCAATCAACACCTTGATAGCTTTGTTAAGTTTTTTCACTTCCTTAGTGATGTAGGTAGACTTCACACCTGTTTCTTTCAGGGTTTTGATATCGTCCTGCGCTCTTTTAATGTTGCGCATCAACTCTTCCTTGGATAACTCTTTGATAGCTGTTCCGTAGATGAAAGTTACTTTTTGCATTACTTTTTGCATTGCGTTTTTATCGTTCATTGTTGTTGCTCCAGTTGTTATTGTGTATTTTTCGATTAGGTAGTCAAACTCTTGCCCAGAGATTTGCCTACTATGGTGTAAATCCCTGATTATGTCAGGGGCGTACTCTTCCATAAGTCTTCCCCATAGCTCTTTAAGCTCTGGTGCTTCCAAAGGATAATCACTAAATTCCTTTACAGAGTTAGCTATATCATAAAAAATAGCAGTCTCCCCCCCTTTAATAGTGTCCTGCATTAGCTCATAAAGCCTAGAGTCCAACCCTGACATGCTGAATTGCTTCATCATTGCGGAATAAACCAAGGCCACATTGCTAGTCCTTTTGTTTATAGGGTAGCCGTACAGCTCCATTAATTTCTCGTAATCATTCTGGCTTACCGAGCCGTCCCGTACAAGTCCGTTTATTATTCCCTCGGACAGGTGCTTATTGAGTTTACTCCACAACTCAAGCAGTTCTCCCTTTGGAAGTATTTGTGTGAAACAGCTTCTTAAGGGGTTCTCCATCTCACTACGAGTGAGAGGCGCCTCCCTCATTATGAAGTCCTTGACCACGCTTTCTACACGCCGCATGGCCTCAGGGTCCTTCAGTATGACTCTGAAAATCTCTTCGATATACATGCTAGTCATCGTTTCTGCTCACGGTTAACAGGTCCATGCAGGGTGCCCCACACAGCCTGTGCTATAGTCAGCAGGGCAAAGGCTATGAGTCCAGCCATTATTGCTCTTTGTAATCTAGTCATCTAGTCCTCCAGTACAGTGTCACCGAAAACATCGATACGTTTTCCCTTATAAGAAATTCTAGCAGTGGCAAAATTACCAAAGCTAGACCAAAATTCCACTTGTCGAGTCACCTCCTTACCTGATTTAGTTTGTAGCGTAATACTGTCACGCTTTCCGTCCGTTAAATTCACCCAACGACTTCCATTGTTGTTCAGATAGTATGTGCCTGTTCTCATTGCAACAACTCCTCTATAGCGTCCAGCTTTTTCTGGTTAGCAGTCACTTCAGCATGGACAGCGGACAGGAACACAGACATGCTGCTTATGTATGTAGGTAACAGGCTTTGAGGTACGCTGTGTGAAAGATGCCCGTCACTAAAATATGAAGGGTTTTGGATACGCCCAGCAACACCCTTCTCCAGCTGTTTAAGCCTTGCCTGCCCTTCCTGTAACTGTTTTAATCTAGTTTGTTCCATTGTTTACTCCAATTCACATTTAGCACAAGCACAATCCCCAGGACCTGAGTGATCTACGCCATGCTTACAAATATACCAAGGGCGCTCTTCGCTGCATTCTTCACAACGGATTTCGTCCCCATTAATTCCAGTACTTCCACAAGGTACAGGTACGTTTTTATAGCCGAAACCATCAGGGACATACTGGTCCACCATTACTGTGCAGTTGTTATTCGTTGACATATTTTCGTACCATTACCAAGTGGTCCACTTTCACTCGTCTGTAAGGCCCAACCCCTGCACTTCTCACACCTACCGTGCCGTCCAACCCTACCCCCTCAACAACCACTAAAGTATCTGGGTTGTCATATTCTTGCTTCAGTTTAACCTGGTCCTTACACTTGAATTGTTTGTTAGGTGTGATTTTTAGCACAGCGGGCACTTCACTTCTGCCAGTAACAGCCATAGTGAAGTCCTCCAATGACACCTCTACGGTCGTCTCGGAAACTCCTACCCGAACTGTCAGGCGAATTGCTTGCTGCTCCTCTGCCATGCTTGTTATTCTGCCTATGGTTAGGCTACATCCAGTTGTCATGTTTCTTCACCTTCTACTTCGTAATATACCCTGGCCCCGTCATCATCCAGCGGCACGGAAAATTTCAGGCCTCCCTCGAACTTCAGTTGCCTCGCTGCTGGGTAATAAAACCAGCTTCCACCTTCGAACTTTCCCCCATTACCTTGGATTTTAGTTATTTTACGTGGCATACCTATCAATGGGCCGTATGGATACCAGTCATGTTTCAGCATAGTGACAGTAACCCCAACCTGCATAATTCTCTTCAGGTCAGCCAGCGTTCCTAATTGTTTCATTTTCGTTATCTCCAAAGTGTTCAGCTGTCTCGATTAATAGGTCCTCTTGTAGCCTTCGGCAATCCAACCGCTTTAAAGTGGCGGGTAGCGGGAGTGATAAGTAGGGGAGGTACTCCCCTCTCATTGATTGTGATGTAATGGGTAATAGTTCCGCAACCCATCGTTTTATAGAGCTTTAAGGTCTCCTTCAAAGTGGTGAACTCCCCAATTAATTTGTCCTCGTTAGGGTCGTATTTTCTTATGAAAGGGTTCTTGTGTTTCCGAATTTGTACTGTTATTGGATTCATTTATGTTTACTCCAGGTTGAGGGTTGGTGACTACTGCGTAGTCATTTACGTTTACTCCAAATAGTTGTGTATTTTGTCCACGTGGTGAACTCCCTCTTCGCCTTCCTCAGGTGGGTTTTATCTTTGGTACACGTACCAAACTCTAGCACAAAGGCGTCGAAGCTGAAGATATATTCAGGCAAAGCCTGGTTCTTAAACTCATTGTTTTGTCTTAAGCGGTCCCACTCCTTCCGTGTGTCAGGTATACCGTCGTAATAAGAGCGGGCTACACAGAGGTCCTGTGTGATTTTCTGGATTGTTTTAGCTATCTGCCCAGGCAGGCTCTTATAGATGTCAGGTAAGGCGTTACCTCTCTGAGCCCGTAGTAGCCTGTTGCGTAGGCTCACTTCTTACTTTGGGGCTCAACGAGGGCTACCCACTCCTCCTCAGGTATTTCTATTAGATCGTCTGCGTGGTTAGTGCGCTGTACTTCTTGTGGCCACCGTCCCTTCCTTGTCCAAGCCCCAGGAAAGCGTTTACCTTCAGAAAGGATGTGTCCTTTTACTGGGAATGATCTGTTGTGCGCAGGGTCTACGCACCACAGTTCTACTGGGTTTCCGCTTCTGGTTTTATAGCGCTTCCGTACGTTTATGTTTTTAAGAATGATCCCCATTTGAGGCCCCCATATCCTGAGGTAAGGCAAGTGGAGCTTCTTTAAGAAAGGCTATCTGGTCTTCTATTTGAGACTCTACGGCTGTGTTCATTATGTCCCTGGCTAGACAAACACTAGCGCTGATTGATTGTAGTTTCAGGTACATTCCGTCGTTTCCTGTGGCTTTAAAAGCTTGTGACAGGTTAACTAATTGTTCCGCAGCTTCCGAGGATAACTCGTTGGACTGCGCAATGCTGCGAATGTAGCTGGACCGATTAATGCTCATCGTTTCTCTCCTGCCTGATATGGTACTGGCTGAGCCAATAATCGTAGGTCATTAACACGCAACCTTCATTGGTTATGTGTTTGTCATAGCGGAACTGGCTCAGTAATTCCATAGCCTTTCCAGTTGCTACCGCTTCCGTATGTTTATGGCTGGCGTTTGTTATAGCAAGCATGACCGCTGTTACGTCCACTGATTTATGATCGAAGGTTCCATCGACTCTCTTCAGTACAACTCTTTCCATGCACCTCAACGGTTTTCCTGGAAGGGCAAATTGCAGGTAAATAGGCTTAGCCCAGGCTTGCTGCCTGTCCCGAAATATTAGTACTGTTTCCGTGGCAGGTTGTTGCAGGTCATAAGATGCCACTGTGTAGATGCCTGACAGTTCCTCGTCGTTGTCCTTGTCGTGGAAGTAAGCTTGTTGGCCACACCGGGCGGGTAATTCTTTAAGGAGTGCTTCCGTGATGTTATTCATGCGGTTTTCTCCCTGTAGAGTATCAGTTGGTGTACAACCTGCCACAAAGGTATGCCTACCTTGTCCGCCAATGCTACAAGTTTGGCGTGGTCTGAGGGCTTTATTCGCAAACTGGCCGTTACGGCTTCGTTATTCAGTTCTTCTGACACCTGGACATGTAGAGGTATGTTTGGGTTAGTGTTTAACATGCTCTCAATGACGTTTGACAAACTACGGCAACCTAAGGCTTCCTGAGCTGCTAATAATGTTTTATGCGCTGCGGGGGTCATGTGTATGCCTCTTCTTGCGCCCATTGCTCGGTTAACAGGGTTAGTCACCACCTCTCTACAAGCTAAGAGGACATTTATTCGCTGCGGGAAGGAGGCACCAAATTTAAGGAGTCTTGTGTGTACTGACTCGCTAACGTCTATTCTAACGCTCCTCGTTTTACTTCTGTTTTTCATTTTGGTTTTCCTTATTTAAGTTTAGTTAGTAGTTCAAAAGGTATCACAAAACATCCAAGTCGCAAAGACAGGATGAGTGTTGTCTTCAGGACTACCCCTTCCGTGCGTTTATCGGTTACTACTACACGGCCTTGGGCAGGGTAACCCAAAGTATAAAGGTCGTCCGTTGTTTTAGAGAAATGGTGGCTGTTGTCTGGGGTTTCCTCCGAAGGTGTGTAGGATACAAGGTAAGTGTCTCGGGCTTCCGTATACGATATGTGGACGGCTACGTTCGGGGGTATTGTTATTTGGATGCCGTCCATTGTATAGAGTGAGCGGGGTTGGCTCCGAGGTGCGGGGAGGGTTTCATCCAGGGAGGCTGTGTGGCCGTTTGGGTGAGCCCGTGCAACGAAGGAGAGGTCAGATTTTGGTCCTACTATGGTGACTTTTAGCTTTTTCATGGTGCTTCCTTAAGGTTTAAATTTGGTACGTGTACCAAAACTGTATTATGGTGAGGATTTTCGGCAGTCGGTGCGGTCCCTTTTCTACAAAGTGATTTGTAAGTTGCCCTGATTTTAAGAAACGCAAACCTTACTACTCAGGTTCTTCACTTCACCACTCCGTTCAGAGCAAGTATTGTATCAAATTGAGTGTCGAAAACGACATTAATTTGCCTTTTTAAAGCTGCCTTAATAATAATAATAATAAATAAATACTATACCATATATAAAACAAACTAAGAGAGGGCACGGCCTAAGAAGCTATCGCATGATTTTAACCTGTTCAGTATTTTCCACGTAATCCTGTGGGGCGCTGATAAGTCTATAGTTCAGTCAAAAGTGCTGGCTACAAGCTTCCTTACCAGTAAACGCCTACAATTTGATCAGCGAACGCCTACAAATTGCGGGTATGTTGTTATTAAGCATTCAATTATGTCGTACTGTCAGTGGTCTGGAACCGAAAGGCAAAACCAGCCTTAGCGGAGCCTGTGGCGCGAATCCTGTTCCGTAATTCGCGTGGTAAAGTGTACAGTGGTATAACATGCCTACACCGACCTGTGATGCCCAGTTTCGCCATTAACTCAGCATATGCCTACGTTTGGCGTGTAATTTCTTCGAAGAAATTACACGCCAAACGTAGGCATATGCTGTGACACCCACTAATGACTGTATACATAAGGGCGAGGATATGCTTAGCTTCCGCATTTTTGCCTTAAATCGTACAGAATTTGTACGATTCCTCTCAGGCTTCCGTACTAATTGCACTGGATAATTGAATAAACTTATTATGGCATTCACGAGGTAATAACCCACCAGTCTTCAACGGCGTTAGGAGCCGTACTAACGAATAATCAGGCCTCCAGAGGAAATAATTAATTTACTTGAAACTCAGCCGCCTAGAATCTACATTAAGTATATCATTTAACGAGTTGCCGCTGAGGAGGTAGGTGGATACGTTAGAGTTCAGGTGTCTGAGTAGTAAGTAAAATCGTGCACCTGTTGCAATGTGCGGCGGGTTAGCATCCAATTATCTGTACCTTTTTCTCGCATGACCGTGGAGTTTGCCGCCAGCACACCATCCCTTCTGTACACAGTAGCAACGCCACTACACCTGAACCGTAAAGCGGCCAGCACACCCAGGTCATTCGCTAAGTAAAACCTGTCCACATACTTTCCGCAAGCGAACCTCACCTTGTACTTTTTCATACATATACCTCGTGTTTTATATGCGTGACTTCCATGATTTGGTCCACTTCCGTAGAAAAGTGGACCAGTTCTAGCACTTCCGTACGACTTCCGTATAAGATAAGCACTATTATGTGTGCCTGCTAACATGTTGCAGGACCTCAGAGGGCACAACAAACCCATGCTTCTTATAAGAGTAGATTAGGTCCACGTTGTCATCAACAGATGGCGCGTGGTCAGGCCCTGAACGTTTCTGACTCTGTACATGTAATTTATGCGGCGCTAATAAAACAACGTCACGTAGAAGGAAGAGGACCTTATCCTCGTCCACTTTTTCCGGCTTTGCCTGTTTGCCAGTGTAAGGTTGAAGTGTTACGTAAAACATAAAGCCCCCTAGAACCTGTCAAGGCTCAAGAAAATTATTTCAAGAAAGAATTGGATAAACAGACGGTCGTCTGTTACAAGTAAAGAGTGAGTTAAAAACAAACCCACTATAGCTACGGCAACGATATATGCTTTGCCAATAGCGAGTAATATTGTGTTGTCCATATGGTTTACCTTTAAGTTTTGGTACGTGTACCAATTGATATGCACACTACTACAGTGCGCATATTCATTGATACACAATCCTACTCTATGTCCGCTTATAATCGCCCGATACTTTGCAACGATATACAAGTAAGTCATCCTGAATAATGGAGTGGACTAGGATTATGTAAAAATCCGCTTCTTTTTAACCTCACGCACGTCTCGAAGGTAGTAGTAGGTTTTAGAAAGTTCGTGTTAAGTAGTTGTGTTGCTAACTAGGACGATTAATTGCTAATTAATCAGGACTTTCCAATGTAAGGCCTTATTGCAATACACTTTGTCTATGTTGGTTTTTCCTGTGCACAGGGTTGCTATTTCTGTATTGGATTTACTAAGACAGGGAATTTTTTCACTTTAGCTGAAAGTTACTTTTTGTATTGGAACCAGGCCCACTACGCGCCTTTTGGTATGGGCTTGCGTTACGTTGAAGTATTTGAAGCGGTTTGTTAATAATCTAAGTATTAACTGGTGACAGTGGTCAAGAGCCTATAATGGGTTTATATCGATTATTCATAATAGAATCGAAAACCTTGTATAGAATCGGCTTTAACTTGGTACGTGTACCAAACTTGAATTAAACATTGTTTAATTAAAACCAATAAAAAAACCATACAAAGCATGGTTTTTTTATTGTCTTTAGTGGAGCCGGGCATAATACCCGGCCAAATTTGAACTAAGCGGCTTTTAACTTTTTTTGCTTTGATGGGCTTAGCAGCTCGAACATAATTACATTTTCTTGCTCTAATTCAGATACCCGCTGTTTTAATCGGTCAATCTCAGACTGACTGGTTTTAATATCTTGCTCTTTTAAAGCGACAATATCACGGCTATTATCTAACTCTTTTTGGAGCATAATGGATTGTACCGGCGTATTATCCACGACTGTAGCATCAATTAATGACAGTGCTGTAGTGGGCGTGGTGGTGCTATCAGATGATAACAAAGGAATAAAATCATTAAGCGAGTCGTGCCAATCGTTAAAACCGGCCACCATTTCCTGAATATTAGCATCAACAGATATTATGTTAATTTCATAACGGTTTGAATCGCTGTTAAATTTAGGAGTACCCAAAACCACAATTTTACCTGCATAGCAATCAAAGCAACTAAAATTGTTTAGTTTAGCCTTTGTTGTTTTTTCTGAAAAAACGAGCCCTTTGTTTGTTGTCTTGATATGGCTTAAAATGTTAGCCGCCTGAGGACGGTCGTAACTTTCTAATAAGTGAGCCTGAACAACTGCGCTAGAGTGCCTTTTAAAAGCTTGCTTAAGCCTGAGGTGGGCTAACATATCGGCGGGAGAAAGCTCGTTTATAATAACCTGTTTACTTGTTAATAAGCCGTTAATAGCTTGTGTATAAACGTCGGTTAATTCAGAACTGGTAATGTTTGACTCATTAGCTAGTGAGACGAGGTTAATGTTAGCCGTTTGTTGGTCTGCATTGACTAAACTTTGCATACCATTAACGAACTCATTAGTTATGATTGTTTTTGATTCAATAGACATAATATTTCACCTTTGGGTTTATGTTGTGTTGTTGTTGTTGTTGGTACGTGTACCAACTATTAAATATAACCAAGTTTAGAGCCTAATATATACATGGTTAATTCTAGTATCAGTGTTGCAAACAAAATAGAAACTAACATAATAAAACCTTTTGTAGTTGGTACATGTACCAGTTGAGACAACTTGTATATATAAGGTGTCTTTGCCCTAGCTGAGCGGTGGTGGTTTGCTTATCCTTAAGACTTGAACTGAATTATAGACACATAGGCGCGAATGTCAAAAGTAACATTCATTTAGTTAGTTGTGGATAACTATTGCTATATAAAACAACCACTTAGCATAGGCACGTACTGGCACCTAACACCATTAGCTCAGTGGACTAAGTTTAGTATAACTAACTGACTGATATATAAGGTAATAATACTGTATATGCTTGTGTATAACCCACCCATGCATTTTGTGTATAAGTATACGCTAATACATATACAGGCCTCCTCAGTTACTCTGCGAATTTTCAGATTCCAACTAACGCTGTAGCTAAGGGGCCAGGACAAAATAAAAAACCCGGCACACAACTAAACCCTAATTAAAGCTGCAAACCTATAAACTCCGGCGCACGGTCACCCCAGCCCTCAGTAATCTGCTGTCTTTTATTCCCAACCAACCCCTCATAAACTATCACCAGCCCTGCGGTTATGTCCAACCCCAACCCCAACCCCAGCCTCAACCTCAACTACATCAACACTGTGAATTTCGTCCACACCTTCAATGTAAGGCTCTTTGAACGCGGGAGTGTCCTCACCCGACCACGCACCCGCTATATCCACACAGTAGAACAGCTCAGCCTGTTCCCAAGTCATACCATCCCTAGACATAAGCTTCTGAATAATAAGTTGAGAGTCATACAAAAGCACATCAACTTGCCCACACCGGCAGCAAACACCGGTAATACAATCATCAAAACCCTCTACTTTAATCACTACGTCACCCCTTATTAAGAAATCAATAATAAATACACAGTTAGATCATAACGCCGTGTTCCTCTGGTTGTTTAAGTTTAACCTTACCCATGGTAACACCCACACTTACGCCGGATACGAACCTCTCGTTAACTGAGGCGTAGGCAGCATAGCAGTAATTCAAGGCGTGTGCGAAATGATCAGGCCCCGTATTAGTCCAGGTAGCAATTTTCCCCTTGCTAGTCATCTGCTTTACCTTTTTCATAGCACAAAGATGCTTAGTTAACACAGACCCCTCATTACCGTCCTTATCTCGCACAACTTCTGTCGGCTCTGCGAAAGTGATGATGCCCGCGTTAACAGCTTTGGCCAAATCATCAAAGCTGGCATCCCTGTCCATACTGACAATACCCTCAGTGTCATTGAAGTTGTAAATGTCCAGTATGTTGGTTTTGGACCCACCATAATAAGCACCATACGCCTGTTTCTCAAACAGTTGCGCTGTCATGTATAAAGCGGTCTCGTAGTTAGGAGCAGCATCCACAATGGACCTGATACCCCCCAGTTGCCTCATAAGCATAACCAGGAACTTACCCACGTTTTGCTCATTCAACCCAGCCACCTTGACTGACTCAGCGCACACAATACGTAGCCCGTGCTCTGTAGCTACACCTATAATAATCCAGGTAGTCTTACCCAAATCAGCCCCGATATACACACGGCGATAACCATTACCTACGACAGACTCAAGAGTCGATCCTTTACCCGCAGTGTTCCTCAATATCACTTCTTTCAGGAAGCTGTTCTCAGCAGAAGAGTGGTCCAGGCCCAAACGGAAATTGACCCAATCACTGTGCAACTTATACTTATGGACACTGAACAACACATCCTGCAACTCATTGTACTTAGGGACGTCCCACGGCATTACCTGGTAACCAACCTTTGGTCTGTCGGCATGCTTGTGAACCCATTGGCGATGGGAGGGGTCCACAAAATCACCCCAGGCTATGCTTGTCCTGCAGTGAGGGCAAAGCATATAAGCTCTTTCAACCCCTGGGTGGAAGCGGTCCTCTTTCTTATACTCAGACAAAGGCTCATCGAAACCCGGTATAACAACGTCATTATAAAAGTCTGGAGCTACCCACTTCCCACACTTACTATGCCGGACCATATACCGGCCCTGAGTACTGATGTCGTACAAAGCGGATATGCCGTAATCTGGCACCGTTGGCGTAGAGAAGTCAGAGGTGATCTTTAAATCACTGTGTTGCAGACGAGAAGCGAACGAACCCAATACGTCCTGGTTACAGAAATCTATTTCGTCTGTAACGATAGCATCCAAATCGATGGAGATAGCAGCGGTGGTTCCTGAAGTACCTCTCATAACCAAGAATGAGGTTCCTATCTTCTTAACGCCTGTGTTATCAACGTCTTTGGACAATACCGACTTGATATAGTCACAACTACCTACAGCGGGATCGAACCGAGTAGAGGAAAATTCAGAGCTAAATTTAGAGGTGGGTAGGACGTAAGCTAATTTTCGATAGTCGTGCATAGCACAAAAAGATAATGACTCCCTTATCGATAACTCGGATAACCCTACCTGCGCACATTTCTTTACGCACTTATCAGTAGACTGTTCATCCACAATATTTATCTGATATTCGTGGTCTACCCAGGACCAAGGTATACGGTCATTCCTGGGGTGTTTAAAGTTGTCTACAATCCACTGGGATTTTTTTAAAGAGTGTCGGTTTATTGACGTTTGTAGCCCTTGGCTAAATATCTTTACTTTGTTATCCTTGGCCACGAGTTAGCCCTCTAACTCAGCTAATCTTTCAAAGAATATTTTCTGGTTGTCAGCGGGTAAAGTGCGTAAGGCTTCCAATACAGCATCCTTTAAATTGGCCTCTGCTTTAATGGAATCCAGTTCTTTCTGAGCTTTCAGGAACAAACCGATAAGACTGCTCATGCTGCTGATCACTGCAGCAATGTCCCTAACGCTTGCAGTTGCTCGTAGTTGACCATCCAAACCGGCTACTTGTTCCTGCATCTTTATAAACAAGTGGTATTGCCTGTCAATTTCGGACACAGTGAACTCGGGTACACCATCGGCGAAAGTAAGCAGCTGGTGTAGTCTCGCAGACTGTTCATCGGTAAGCATAGAAGCGTGCATCTCCAAGTCTTGTATCGAATCATTTAACTGATCAGATATAATATGGAATTGGTGCATGCTGTCTACCTGTGGCTTAGGAGACTCTTTCATCTGGGAGTGCTTTTTTTGTTGCTGTTGAATTATCGAACTCATCTAAAATCTCTTTGGCTAAATAATCTACACTATACTTGATGTACCTGTCATAGGGTATAGTTTTACTCCACGTTGGCTTGCTGGAGTAAATGTGTACGGCTTTCTCTTTGAAATTAATCGTTATAACGAAAACGTTTGGGTGCATCTCGCAAAGAAGTGCTAACAAGTCGTGCTGTTTCATGGTTGTGTGTGTTATGATTTCTGCAAAATAGCAAATATAACACACAAGAGATTATGGCAGGCGAAAACCCAGTAACACTACCACGCAGTGTGATAGCAAGTAAAGCCCGCCTAAGTGACCCTGGTCACAGTAGAGAAGCAGACTCCGACATCCGAGATACGGAACAAAGTTTTCTCAACACAAGCATAAGGACCCTGCGAAGCATAAATCCTATTGAGGCTATCAGGGCATTGTCCAGATACAATGGGGTGTTTTCTACTGCAGTACACAGTTACGTGCAGCTGGCTATGTCAGGTTATACGCTGACAGGGTTCCAGGCGGGCGGGCATCAGTTTGACCTAGGCTTGACGGCTGCAGCAAACTCTCTGGCTGTATCTACGGATACATTATTTGACTATACAGTGGGATATGCAGATAAGCAGGGTCTTAACTCTACGCTGGAAACCTTACTGAAGGAAGTCGTGCAGACCGGCTCCTGTGCCTCAGAGTTGGTTCTTAACCGGTTCAGGTTCCCCGACAGGATTATACCTGTACCCACTACATCCATTAACTGGAAAAGCAAAACCGATGGCACAAAATACCCGGAGCAAGTTCCTACGGGCAGTGGTGGTGATCCTATTTCTCTCGACATTCCTACTTTCTTTTACTCTGCATCTCACCAGCAGTCTAACAGTATCTTTTCTCGCAGCCCTATGGAGGCTGCTTTACAGACCGTATTTGTATTCAGTGAATTTATTGAAGATATTTATAAAATTCTTAGAAAATCCGGCCACTCAAGAACTGTTGTTACAATTATGCTGGAGCATGCTCAGAAGACGGCGCCCCCGGACGTACAGGGCGACCCTGAAAAGCTTAAGGCATACCTGGAAGAAACTAGAAGAAGCATAGAATCATTAATATCAGGGCTGGAACCAGATGAGGCGATTGTTACTTATGACACAGCTAAAGTGGAAATACTTAAGACCGCAGGAGAAAAGAGCGATTACACTGCGCTGCTGGATAGTTTTTCTGGTATGTTTGCAACTTCTCTTAAGTCTATGCCCTCTACTCTCGGCATGCGAATCTCGGGGTCCCAAAGCCTGTCCAACACGGAGTCGTTGATTTACCTGAAAATGGTATCATCCATCCAGACACCTGTAGAAGTGATTATGTCACGGACGTTTACTTTAGCAGCCAGACTACTTACTGGCCAAGATGGTTACATTAAGTTCAAATTCAACCCTATAGACATCAGGCCCGAGTCCGAATTATCGGCTCACAGAAGTGTTGATCAGCAGCGTATACTCCGGGACTTGTCCTTAGGGTTTATCACTGATGACGAAGCAGGCCATTTGCTAGGCACGGGGCCTAGAGCACCTGGTGCGCCTCCTTTGTCGGGCACTATGTTCCTGGACGCTAAAGGAGCTAACGATGCTGGGCAAACAGACGGCGCACAAGAACGTACTTTAAACGAGGGCACTGAAAATGGCAGTGCCACATCATCCGGCGGAGGAGCTGATAAATGAACGAAATAACGTTAGAGCGCCTGTTGCGCATGCAGGTAGAGTCACAAGGAGTTAAAGTCTCCCCTGAGTTTAGGTTGGCCGTGCAACGTATTACAGACAGCGAAGTAACCATCATAATCCACCCTAATGGACACAACGGGGAAACTCTGGACTACAGTGTGCGGGGCAATACTTTAACTCCATTAAACTAAGGTAAAATAATGTTCAATAACATACTGCTCACAGAGACTGGGACGTTGTGGTTAGGCACAGAGAGTTCGTACCATGCTACTATATCTGCATATCAGAAAATGGCGGAGGAGGGTAACGACGGTTACAAGAAAGAATGTTTCTCTCAAGACCAGATGGATGCTGAGGACGACGACGAGCATTTCCTCTTAGAAATTATTGACGGCGTTGGTCTCATTACTATTAGAGGGAGTATGGTTCCCGGTTCCGAGGGAGCTCGGGGAGCATACTGGGGTATTGTCGGATATGACGATATAAGAAATGCTATTATTTCTGCAATTAATGCGGGGGTAGAAAGTATATTCCTGGATTATGATACGCCAGGTGGGGCTGTAAAAGGCATTATGGAGTTATCTGACTTCATAAAATCTTTGGAGGTGAAGACGACATCTTTCACTGGAGGCATAGCTGCTTCTGGTGGTTTGTGGTTGGCAACAGCAGCGGATAAATTCTACGCTGCACGTATGGCGGAAGTGGGTAGTTTGGGGGTTTTGGCAGTTACTGCCGAGATGACCGAAATGTATAAAGACATTGGCATCAATCTAAGGGTGTTTAAATCCACGCCACTTAAAGCGGCTGGTAACCCTTATGAGAAGCTAACGGACGAAGCTGCGGCGCAGATTCAGAAGAACCTTGATGAGACTCACCAATTTTTTGTTAGAGAGATAGCAGAGAATAGGGGATTGACAGATAACTTCGTGTCTGAGAACATTGCTAACGGTAAAGTATGGTTTGCAGCCGAAGCAAACGAACTTAGACTTATTGACGGCATAAGCACTTTCGACGATTTACTGCTTGTGTTGCTGCGGGAAACTGCTGATAATACTAATGATTTTAAACAAGTTCAGGATAATGACATGGCTACTAGACGTAAAATCCTCACCGAACAGGAGTCTGCAGCAATCGCCTCTGGCGCTAATGTAGAGACTGTGTTGGAAGAGGCTACTCCGGCATTAACTGTTGAGGACGAGGGTACATCTAAGGATGACGCTTCTAACACAGCCGATGACAAGAGTACTGACAACAAAGATACACCCGACGCCGGCAAAGATAATGCAGATACTGAGGTATCGGCTACTGCCCCGGAAAAGGAAATAACAGTTATCGAAGTTTTTCAGGAACAAATTTCAGCCCAACAGGACGTGATAGTCGATTTAAAGGTGGAGCTAAAACAAGCCCAGGCGAAAGTCACAGCTTTAGAGGCAACACATAACGGCCTTAAAGATGTAACTGCCGCTGCAACTCAACGACATTTCGTAGCAGTAGGCGCACCAGCTCCTTCCTTGGAAGGTTTGCTAGCGCTGGACTCTTCTGCTTTGTTGGAGCAACACTCTACAGCACTAGCCCTGGTGGTTAAACGCTACCCAACGTCAGGACAAGTGTCCGTACCCGTTGAGGACAAAGAAGACGAAGCTGTGGCAGCCGCCGCGAAGGTAACTAACGATATTCTTTTGAAACAAGCAAGGATTTAATAACATGACCGATTTTGCATTCACCCCCCTTGTCAATGACCCTCATGCCGATGTTATCACAGCGGCTCTGGGTGTTGACGCCAGCAACAAGCTTAACGATAACGACGTAGGTAAGCCTGTTATTTTAGCCGCTAACGATAACTACGTGTTGTGCGCTGATGGCGACGATATAGATGGCTTCGTAACATCCCTTGAGGCCGAGACTGTTAACGACGGTTTCTCCGTAGGCTCTGTGCAGCGTAATAAACGCTTTCAAGTACAGGTTGAAGCAGGCGAAGCAGGCACCTTAGCTGTAGGCACCTTTGCTGTTGCAGGTATTCCAGCAGTAGCTATCAACGTAAAGCAAACGTACCCTCAGGTTATCTTGAAGGCAGCTGTAGCAGGAGCTGCACTGTGGAAAGTCATTAGTATAATCTCTGGCACTGGAGTTGCTGGCGATCTTGTTTTAATTGAGAGAGTTTAAGGAGCCCTCATGCCAAAGTTAAATATAGAAGATGTAACCGGCGCACGCGCAGACATTGATGTAGGTCTTGCGGATTACCAAGCCGCAGGCGATGCCAATGTATCCCTGTCGCAATACTACGCAACTAAATTTCCTACGAAAGAAGGGGAAGCAACAGCTTTCGAGCAGATGTGCGTACAATCAGGCATCCGTGTAAGATCGGATAAACAAACAGGCATCCCGGCCACCTCCATGAAAGAGATCCTGGACGATAGACCCAACAAGTATGCCGGTGTAATCACTCGTCCTGATGGTTCGGATCGTGGCGGTACTGCTGGTCGTTTGTTGTATCCTGAGGTGATGCTTGAGTTAATCAAGTCTAACTTAGTTGATAACAAAGAAGACTATTTGCAGCCCTGGGAAAGTGCTATTGCTTTAAAAACTACTGTTTCAAGCCCTCGTATTGACCAACCAACTATTGATGTAACTGCGCCGGAAGGGTCTAAAGCACAAGTTATTGGCCAATTAGCAGAGCCTGCTGTAATGATCAGCATTACTTTAGGCGAGCGTGCTTACACTATCCCAACTAAATCAATCGGTCTGCAAATTGCTGACCAGGCTCTTGAAGCTACTACTATTGATCTTGTTGGTTTGGCGCTGGCTTCGCAAGCGCGTGGTGAACGTATTCGTCGTATTGAAGAAGATATGGGTAACATAATTAACGGCGACGTTGACTATAATATCAATGCTGTTGCTTTCAAGCTGGCTAGTCTTTTTACTTCTGAAACAATTGACGGAACTACCCCCATCACTCAGCGAGTGTGGGTTAAATGGTTGCGTGAAAACTATCAGAAAATGAACGTGACACATGTCCTCGCGGATATTGATGGTCTGTTGGATATAGAGAGTCGTTCAGGGCGTCCTACAGTATTCAACGATACTTCAAATCAAAGCAACTTGCTTGATGCGAAATACTCTGTTGAAAACATGGGTCTTCCAACACCTAAGGTTCTGTTGTTGCCTACAAGCATCGTCGGCGCTAACTCTGTGGTTGGCTTTGATTCACAGTACGCTCTGCACGAGATCACTAATGTTTCCGCTAGCTACCAGGCGATTGAGCAATTTGTCCTTCGCCGGGCTACTGCAATGCGTTTTGACTTCGGCATTGCTTTGTTCAAGTTATTTGACGAAGCGTTCACTGGGTTGACTATGGGGAGCTGATGCTAGGCTTATGCTTAGTTGTTAATTTCGTAACAAAGCAGTAAAATAGAACCCGGGTAGGTTACTGCCTGGGTTTTTTATTATCTGGAGTAAAGTTATGAGGGCAAGCAGAAAACGTGAATTATGTGGGAACCGGTTTAACAACTGGCTGGTTACAAAAGAGTTTAAGAGGAATGATAGTAGGGTGGTAAGCTGGCTGTGTATTTGCAAGTGTGGTAAGGAGAAGTACGTGAGGGCGTATAGCCTCACCTCTGGAGCATCCAAGTCATGCGGGTGCGATAGGAACCATGGGAAGACAAGGAGTCCAACGTACAAGTCTTGGCAGCACATGAAGGCCAGGTGCGACGTAAAAAGAGACAAGTCATACCTGAATTACGGGGGACGAGGAATAACTTACTGTAAAAGGTGGTCAGCCTTCCAAAATTTTTTAAAGGACATGGGCGAGTGCCCTAAGGGACTAACTCTGGAGAGGGGAGATAATAACAAACAATACAACAAAGGCAACTGCACCTGGGAGTCTAGGGAGCAACAAAGCCGGAATCGCCGCAACACGCTTGACGTAGATACTGTTGCCTGCATTTTGACCATGTTCAAATATGGCGAAAGAATATGCGATATAGCCAGAGGCGCAGACCTGGACAAAACTAAAGTTCGGAAAATTTGTAGGGGTATTACCTGGAAAGGTCAAGGGGCTCTGCCTATATGATTTTATGTGGTAAACTTTATGAATAATTAACAAAGGAGACTCCCAGTGATCAGGTTAAAAGCTAGCGATATCTATGCCACAGATAAGCACAATAAGGAGATAGCTGTTGCGCTTAGCAGGGCCGCTAACGGAGAGGCCAAAACCTACTCAGTGGAAAAACTACCAGACGCCTCCTTGTGGCAGGGGGGCAATCTGATGTTAGATGACGGCACCGAGTTGGCCGTAAGAAACGATAGGTTCGAGTTGGCTGGGGGGCCTGTGTCTTGCAGAAGGTCGTACAATCAGTTCACGGCAAATGGCAGATATAGTGTACCGAGTATTTTTGGCACAGGAAGTAGCAGTCCCACGGACCTCCTTACGGAGCAAGGAATAAGAGACACGCAGACGCTGATGGATTCAGGTTCCGCAGGAAGAGTTTGGTTCACTGCTACATTGAACTTAGATGTGGTTGGTTTTTACGCCTTTAGTTTCGAAGTATTAGAGCAATCGCTGGGATTGGCAGATGATTGCGGCTTAGCGCAAGCAGGTGGTACGGTAGTGATAGACTACGGTAGCTTAACGGTAGCGGGTACGGACATAGCTGCAGGAGGTGTCGGGAGGTATTGCGCCGTATTTAGAGTATCTGTTCCGGGCACAATAGTTTATCGCCTAGGCGTAGGCATAAACAGTAACAAAGCTTCCAGGGTCCTGGCTATAAGCCAGAGGCAAATAGAGAAGCTAAACCCATTAGCAGGGCTGGTGCCCTCTCTTTATGTTTATCCTGAGTATGCGGCTACAACTAGTTCCAAAAGGAGTACATCTATAGACGGGAATAAAAAAGTGACGGAGTATTTTGCGGAACAATTACCCACGAAGCCTTTCACGCATGTGCTTTTCGTAGGTGACTCAAGAACTGATGAAGATACAGATATAGCCGCACAGCTAGACGGCCTACTTTCCCTGGAAGGGGGAGTCTGTCACTGGCATGCAGCAGGCGGTTGGAAAGTGGAAGACGTTATTGGTCCAACAACATTACATGGTGTTACCTTTACTATAGATAAGGCCTTGAGAGGTGTAGCTTTACGCAGGACTATATCTACTAACGGGGATGAGCAAGCATACAATATACAAAATGGCCAAAAATTCGATACTTTAATCATAGGTGATTTAGGAGTTAACAACGCGATAGCGGGAGACTCGGCAGCAGAAATACTGAGCAAGGTAGATATTTTAGTTAAAGCTGCTGAAGTGTACGGTATGCGGGTCATTATAACGGATAATAATCCTTTTAAAGCGGCAGGGTCTTGGACGGCAGGGAGGCAGGTGGTTTTAGAGGAATATAACGGACTTCTTTTAGATTATTGTGCGCGAAATGGCCACTCGTTCGTACAAGGGTATTCCGCTGTAGGCGATAGTACCGATCCAGACAAACTGTCAGACGGTGCAGATACATCCCCTGACTACTCCCAGGACGGGATACACATGAATGCAGCAGGGAATTTAGTATATGCTCAACTGATCAAAGATGTCGCAGACGAAACTAGGTAACGCAAGAGAAATACTGGTAAACTAAACTCTCACTCAATTGGAGAATATAAAATGGCTAGAAAACCTGTAGAAGAAATAAAATTAACAAGGGAACAGATCGCAGAAAATACGGCAAACGCAAGCATTGCGCCTATGACTAATCAGGACGTAGCCGCGTCTATAGACGAGGCTGAAGAAGAAGCTGTAAAGATAACAGATAAAATTAAGCAAGAGGAAACTGATAAACTAGATGTTGATATTGTTTCTAAAGAAGCACCGGAGGTAGTCCGCGTCAAAGCGGTGTTCAACCGTATGCGTAATCCGTACACCGAAGCCATTTTCACAAAAAATAAAGTAACGGATGTGATCGACTTGCAGAGTAAAGAAAATAGTTGGACTCGTGATCAGATTGCAGCTAAAGTGCTTGTTATCGTTAAATAAATAAATAAATATCAGGAGCGTGTATGGCCGCCGTTGAGACATTGTCAGGATTTAGGCAAGGTGACACTAAAAAAATAACAATAAATTATGGCGCAGGAGTAGACATCACTGGCTATGAGCATTTTTTCACCATGCGAGTAGATTTTGAGGAGGTTACACCTATAACCGCACAGGTTAAAGGCGTAGCCGGTGGTCACCCGGAGGACGATGTCCTCAACGGCATTGCTGTTTTAGAGTTGGATTCAACCACCAGCATAGGTATACCTGTAGGAGCTTATGTGTATGACGTACAAAGAGTAATACCAGCCGGGGCCAATCCACCTAAGGTTCTAACGCTACTGCCCGCTATAAAAGATCTGCAAAAGCCTATAGTTGTGAGTCCGCATGTAACCAGAATAACGTCCGTTTAAAATTACATTAAGGATCAGATATGGATACCATACACGTATCAGAAACTGATAACGAAGTGATAGTCACTATTGAAGTTACTGACGACGTTATCTTAGTTAACCCCCCGCCAACCACCAGCCACGAGAGCCTGACCGACCTTGCTGGCGGCGCTCCAAATGACCACTCTCATTTGACGGCAGTGCAGCTGACTCAAATATTAGCTTTAATAGTGGGGGGCGGTGCAGGTACTTTTGACCATAATGCCCTTAACAACAGAGGCATAGCAGACCAACACCCAATAGGGGCTGTAACTGGGTTACAAGGTGAAGTTGACAAAATAACCAAGTTGTTGGAGTTACAGTCAACTTCTTGGATTTCGGGCGCCGCAGTATCTATAAACGGGGCAGACCCAACTAAGTTTGATATTACGGGGGGTGTGGGGCAACATGTGGATCACTCAACTCACCCACCAACCATAACAGAAGTAATAATTGCCGGTCAAACAGGCGTTAGTGTAACTAACATTGCTACCCAGACAGTTACAGAGATAGCAGTTGACAAAAATGGCAACTTAATACAACAGTTTAAATACACATCAATAGACCGCAGGGATTATTTTACAGTTGGATCACTTGCTCATCCAAATTTTGCAACTATTACTAACGCTCAAAATTTAGCGCGGGTAATAAATCACGAAGCAGTATTATCGCTTTCCGATTTAGCCCTGGCTATTGGGTCATTAACAATCCAGGGTGGTGTCGTCCAACCTAATGGTGCCAATTTAAGTATAAACATAACTTCAGCGACAACTTTTGTTATAGGTATAAATAAAGCAAAGATAAAAGATCCCAATTATGTGAGATCGGGCGCGATATCGCTTACTCCTTTTTTTAGGATATGGAAGGATGGCGTTGGCGGGTTCAACATAGCCCCATCCACCACTATAGACCCCAACAATTATGATGATGGAACAGGCGGAGCTGGAGCTCCTAATGGCACGGTGTTACCTAATAAATGGCAGCTGTTGAGAGTTTATTTCTTTCCAGTAGAGTCCCCGGGGGTCAGCGCAGTAGCAGTCCATTACGGCACAGATATATTTGGAACGGCTGAAGAAGCGCTAGCAGACTTAGGGATTGACTTCACCCCTCACCCTGTATTAGTCAACTCAGTTCATAGAGCCAATATAGCTGTTAAACAAGGGGTTACGAATTTATCAGACATACTTAATGCTGTATTTCAAGCCGTTGGAAAGTTTGGGCATACGGGTGGGGGAGGCTCAGCAGGGGTAGGTGTCACAGATCATGAACTACTTAGTAATTTGCTTGGCGGAGCTACCAATGATCACCAACATCTAACCACAGCTGAACTAACTAAATTAACAAACATAGAAGATAATGCAACTACTGACCAAACCAAAAGTGACATTGACGCTCTAGGTATTGACGCTGAAACGTTAGACGGGCTAGACTCAACAGACTTTGAGTTATTTGTCGGTAAGGATGCTACTAGCGGTTATGTTGGTTTAACACTATTTAAAATAAATTTTAAGAATGCTGCTAATACATTTATTAGTTTTTTCACAAATGCAAATACAGCGGCTAGGACTTATACTTTTCAAAACCGTGATGGAACTATTGCTGATGATACAGATTTAGCCAATAAGGAGGACGCTGACGCTACGATTTTAAAAGATGCGGACATTGGTAGTAGTGTTCAAGCTTTCGACCTTGACACATTAAAAGCGGATGCTAGCGACGAATTATCTGTGGGGTTTACAACCACTGTTGAGGTGTTGGGTTCTGATACCATAACCCCAAATTTCACCACACAAAGCTTAAAAACCAGAACAGCCAGCGGTAACATAACAATTAGTAATCCTAGTACTGGGCAGGGCATAGTACACATTATACTAACTATTGATGGAACTGACAGGACTCTTATATACGGCTCTGAAGTCAAACCAATAGTGGGGGCGCCAACTACACTTATAGCCAACAAGGTTTACCTGATGACTTTAGTGCGAGACACATCTACGCACACTGTTGTTTCCCTGCTGGAGGTGGCGTAATGGGTCTTATTCCGTTAGCTATGTTAGGTGGCGGCGTTGTTGATACACCAGAACTAGATGTATTAAATTCAGCGGCATTTGCTAGTGAGGACAGTGCAAAGTTTACCCGTATTTTTGGGGTAGCTACAGATAGAAAAAAATATACCCTAAGTATGTGGGTAAAACGGTCTGTTAGTAGTATGTTTGCTGATATATTCTCGGGGTCTAGTAGTGCCTCTAATTATAATTCTCTTAGGTTCACTGCTGCTGGGGCACTAAGGACGTTTGATGTAACAGCAGGGGTTATAGAGTTTGATGTATTATCCGAAGGTCTATTTAACGACATAGCAGAATTCTACCATATCGTTATAGCAACAGACACTACACAAGCAATAGATGCAGATAGATTAAAGTTGTGGGTTAATGGTAAGGCTATAGCTCTGTCAGGTACACTGTACCCACTAAATTTTAACCCTGTACTAAATTCAACAGTAGAACACTGGTTTAGCGGGATACAAGGTGGAGTAGCCCCAGCTAATTTTGATGGGTATGTATCTGAAGTTAATTTTATTGACGGTCAAGCTTTAACTCCAATTAATTTTGCAGAAGAGGATTCTATTACAAGCCAATGGAGCCCTGTAGTATACGCAGGAACTTATGGAAATAATGGTTTCTACCTTGAGTTTCAAAACGGTTCTGCTTTGGGGGAAGATAGCTCTGGTAATAGTAATGCCTTTGTTAATTCTGGTGTAGTTCAGCATTGGGATACCCCATCAAACAATCACATGATATTTAATAGTTTGAGACCAGATTTAACTTCAATAAGAGTAATAGAACAATTTGGAACTAAAGGATTTGGGGGTAATGTTGCATTTCATGGAACTTTACAAATCCCTTTATCCGGCAAATATTACATAGAAGTTAAAGCAGTAAGGCTGTATGCACCATCAATATCACTAGGTGGAATCATAGGGGTAGGGGTGTCTTTTTTTGATTTTACAGGATACTACCTAGGCAACCACGCAAGTAATGGGTTGTATGTAAGCGGGGTTCTTACAACCGCACATGCGTCAGTTGCTGTTAATGACGTTATATCATTAGCTATAGACGCGGATGCAGGAACTTTAGTAGCTAGACTTAATGATGTTATTATTGGGTCTCCTTCTATTTTTACAGCAGGAGCTCCAATTTATCTATTCACCAACGGGGTGAGTGATGCTGATTCAGTCATACTAGATCTACAAGTTACTGAAGATTCATGGACATATGCAGCCCCCTCTGGATATGTGCCTGTATCCACCAGAAATTTTCCAACTCCAGATATAGTTTTGCCTGAAGAATATTTTAATTCCATAATTTATGATGATGGGGCTGGTGCTAAAGAAGTAGGTTTCCAACCAGATTTAGTTTGGCTTAAAAGTAGGGGGTCAGCGTTTAGTCATAAAATAATAGACGCTGTGAGAGGGGCCACCCTAGCGATAGTTCCTGATACTAATGCTAACGAGATAACCGAAGCAACCGGATTGACTTCATTTGATACTAATGGTTTTACAGTCGGGGGTGATACTGATTATTCAGACACAACGGGCGTTGGGATGATAGCGTGGTCATGGAAAGAAGGAGTTATTCCTGGATTTGATATAGTTAGTTATGTTGGGGATGGGTCAGCTACTCATAACATAAACCATTCCCTGGCTGAAATACCTTCAATTGTTATGGTAAAAGCTTTGAATTCAGGGTCTCTCCGCACGTGGAGAATCTATCATGAATTTAATAGGCTTTCTGCTCCTGAGGACAGTACAATAAGGTTAGACGTGGCTGAGGCTGTAGCGGACTTATTAACTGCCTGGGATAGCACAGCTCCAACTAGTACGCAATTCACAGTAGGTAGCCATGCGAGTACGAATGAAAGTGCTGTAGATTTTATAGCTTATTTATTTACCAGTATAGAGGGGTTTTCTGAGTTTAGATATTATATTGGTAACGGTTCATCAGACGGACCTTTTATATATTGTGGGTTTAAACCGGCGCTTATATTAATTAAACATACCACTGCTTTTGTAGATTGGCATATGGTGAGCAGTGAGTCTGCTGAACATAACCCTGTTGATTCATACTTAATCCCGAATGAAGCGAACTCAGAAATTGCAGGAGTAAACATAGACATACTGGCTAATGGGTTTAAAATAAGATCTACTGATACAAGAGTGAATTCTTCTTCTGCTGGGTACATATTCCTGGCTTTTGCAGAATCACCTTTTCAATACAGCAGGGCAAGATAATGTGGAAAGACATTACCGGTAAAACTGGATATAAAAACATGCAGGGCGGTGAGTACTTGTATGGCAATATGAAATTGTTAAACCCTGAAGAGCTGGCAGTTGCCTTAGCTGACGGCTTAGCTGCGTGGATAAAGCCAAAACCTAAGCCACAGTCAGCTGAAACAGTATTAAGTAAAGCCAAAGAGGTAAAAATTAATTTAGTTAAAACTTTATTCGATATAGAGGTAGGCAAGCCGGTGGAGGTAGGCGGGGTACGTTATAATGGAGGCTATAAAACAGTTGATCGTATTGAGGGTGCTAGGAGGTTGGTGGGTTTAAAAAAAGGCGTTCAGGTAAAGGTTTATGATGTAGAGGATAAGCTTGTCATTCTGAACCCTGCACAGAGTACAGATTTAGTGATAACTCTAGGAGAAGAATATGAAAACTTATACGCGACCAGGCAGGCTTTGTTAGTCAGCATACGAGAAGCCCTTGATCTCCTAGCAGTTGAGGATGTTATCCTGCCTTGGGCCTTTGTAGGCGAAGTTATATGATGTATTTGGGTTAAAAATAATGTTAAAACAAGTAGTACAAAAGCACATAGTAGTTATCACTGACGACAGCATAGTGGAGCGCAGCAGAATGAAGAGGTCCCTGGATAAAGCCTCAGATGCCCACATAGATGTTTACGAAGCAGAGTCCAAAGAAGATATACTCAACCTTATGGAGCGCCTAGACGACATACACGAGTTCCCCTCGGTCATAGTATTGGATTTTGTTTTAGGTGCCTCAAATGGATTAACAGTAGCCCGCCATCTAAGGAAAAATTTTCCCCCCGTGCCTATTATAGTGCTGGGCACTTGCATAGGCAGCGAGGACAATATAACGAGCCTTTACCGCCTAGGCGTGAATGCTTACATGGTTAAGCCGCAAACCCAAGAAGACTACGATAAGGTTATACAGGTTATAGCCGACGTGTGGTTACACGTACCGCAGCCTAGGTGGGGTGAGCGTAAAGAAACCCCATTAAGTATTAGACCCATAGAGCGTAGACAAGGTAAAAGGAGAGATTATGATAGAAGGGCTGGTCGCTGAGTTAAGCCTACTTCAGTGGAATATACTTTTAGGGGCGGCAGCAGCCGTTGTCACTATACTTGTTGGATTAGTAAAATTGCGCAAGAAACTTTTTTTGTGGCTCTATACGGCACCTAAAACTTGTTTTTTACACGCCCTGGCAAAAAGAGGTAAAAAACAGGCGCAAAGAATATTTGAGGAGATTAGACCTATGCTTGAGCAGGAGATATTAGATACTTTGGAGGGTTACACAGAGGTGATGCAAGAGCAGAAAATAACCATAGCTAGCGCCATTGCAGAGAACGTTGAATTTAGAAACTTTATAACAGGTAGTATATCAGTATTGCACGATACCATGGCTAAAGTGGCAGATGCCGTAGAGATTAATGCCTGTGATGCTAAAGCTATCAGAGAAAGACTTAACACAGAGGCTTGCGGTATTGCTTCCGATTGTGCTAAAAGAGTATACATGAAACCGTGTGAGGATGGTGATGATGAGAGCTAAAAGGCAGCTAATATCAAGTGAAGTATATAAGAATTTACCGCTGGAAATGAAGGCGGAAATATGCAATGGGGCCGGGGCCAAGGACGACTGGAAGAGTGAGTTCATACCAAACACTTTATGGGGTCTAGACTGCACCCCTGTATTCGATATACACGACTTCGATTACTATACAGGGTTTACTTACGAGGATAAGTGTAAAGCCGACGCTAATATGTTGGTTAACCTGATAAGGAGGATAAATAATCACGGAGGGTTTTTACGTATAGCCAGAAGATATAGAGCCATGACTTACTATGACTTTGTGGTTGAGATGGGTGAGGACGCTTTTTTCCAAGCACAGAAGGGCAACCTGCACCTGCATATAGATAATATAGGGGAAAATAATGACTAAGTTAGTGGGGTTGAGCATAGCTCATTTCCCTAAGAAAGTGGGAGCAGATTTTTGTGGGTTCAACGAGCACAACGAGTCCAAAGTCTGGATAATGCTGGTGGAGCGAGCGCTTAAAAACCTAGGAATAGGTGTGGTAGTAGCTCCTGTTGGGGGCCTAAGGAGTAAAGTGGCATGGCTTAATAAACACAACCCGGAAGTATCGGTGGAACTGCATTTCAACGGAAGCGTGAACCCTAATGTAGCCGGTTGCGAGACGCTGTTTTACCCTGGCTCTAAGAAAGGCTTAGTCTTCGCCAACACAGTGCACAGAGCTTACAAAGAGTCTATGGGTAACCGTGATCGCGGAGTTAAAGAGGGCTGGTATAGGATGGATAGGCCTATGATAGTAGATTACGCGGGAGATGTAGACGGCGATGAGATGCCTGACTATTTCCTCAGGGAGACCAACTGCCCAGCACTAATCCTTGAGCCAGACTTCATAGCCCAGGTTAATAATATCACTACCCGGCGTTTCGATGCCTGTGTAGCTATAGCTAAAGGGATAAAAATTTATTTGGAGACCCTAGGTGGCTGATATAAGCGTAGATGTTTTATATACTAACACCATTGCTATTAGATCAGCGATAGGTGTGGATGAGGCGGATATCGAAAACGATATGATCACCGGGCAAGACATGGAAGCTCAGATGTCTTCGGCCTTGGTAAAATTTAACCCAACACACGCAGCAGACCAGTATAACCCTACCAAGTTACCCTTGCTAAAGCTCTGGTGCATGTGGTTTGGGGCTTTACGCCTAGCCGAGTCACCACCAGCTATAGCCAAGAAATACAGCACGGGCAAAGACGAGTGGGAGCGGTTCGATATTAATTGGGAGGAGCTAAAGAAAACTGCCAAGGCCAAACTGGCAGAGCTTCAAGAAGGGATCACGCCCGCCGTCGCGGATAATTTTACAATAATGGGCAAAGCAACCCCGGGATATAACCCGATAGAGGGGCCATAAGGTGAGAATGGTACAGACGTTTAGGAAGTTGGCCAGAAATAGGCTAATGGGTTACGATGCGGGTACGGATACTTTTGTGGACGCCCTTAATCCTTGCATTTTTGAATCAAGTGGAAGGTGGATTTCGGAGCGAGTGGGGTTTAATGCCCGGAGAGTTTTGCTCGTTGAGAACCCAGTGTACCCCACGTATGATATAGTCAAGATAGGCGACGACACTGTAGAGCACATTTTGTACTCTGAGCAGAGGAACGTTTTGAGGAACTCGGCCTACCTGTATGATTACACCCTGTTGGATAAAACCAACGAGGCTCAAGCAGTAACTTTAACTACTGTCCCCTCTGCATCAGGGATGGGTGGTACGCTAACGGAGAGTTTATCAGCTGCATTTCCCATACATATGGTTAGGTTTGCAGCCACCAGCTCATCGGAGCAGGACCATGTGGATTTTTCCAGGCTATATGCTTTTGCTCCAGGGTCCCTGACTATAGACGAGGACATGGAGCTAGAAGTGGACGGCGGCGACAGGTATGTAATTACCGAGGCAGTTGAAGAGCTTTTATGTATTAGGCTGTCAGTAACTAGGAGATAATGGTGAGTCAAGAGAGTTTTCCAGTAGCAGTTAAATCAACCCTGGATAAGTTAGGTAACGATTTAGCCTTGGCGGAGACACCTCCTGTCGAGTTTATAGACCTAGATAACGTAGTTAACACGGCCACCTTACTCGGCTCTGATGACAATGCTTTAGTGTGGAGCATGTCTGTCTTAGTGCCTGTACCATCTGACCCGTTATACGCTTGCTCTTTCTCAATAGGCGCTAGAACAGTTAACGACCCCGCTAACTACGACATAATGTTATTAGTAGGTAAACTCAGCACTGTATTTGAAGAGGGAGTAATAATCGATATCCACGATTACACTGGCGCTGTGGCAGGACCTCGAATAGGCGTACTGACAATGACTAAAGTGACCGTGTTGCCCCAAGAATATGACAAGGTATCAGGCATACGCATGGTATCGCTGGAAGGCAGGCTGCAGCGGCTTGGCTAAGGTAGAGCTCAAGGGGCTGTCATTTCAACAGATTTATGGCAAGCAGATATCCGGGCGTATATTGGTGGATTTACAGTCAGGGGGCGGAGGTAACAAACAGCTGCTGTCTAGTTATAACAAGCACATAGTGGACGTATCCGAAAGGCTAGTTAATATAACAGCGCGTAAGATAGATGTTGAAGTGCGTCAAACTTATAACAGTGGAATATCCTCAGTGCAGGCTTTTCTTAAAACTGGCATACCAGGGAACGCTGACGGGACCTCTTTGCAGTCTCCCGGTACTTTGAGTTTATCCGGCCCCAGCGGGTCTATAGGGATTGCTGGGTGGAAGCCGTTCAGCACAAGATACTACAACACAAAGTCCAAGCAGTTTTCCAAGACTAAAAATTTATTCTGGGTCAGGCGGGCGACAGGTGGCTTGTCGGCTAGGTTCGGTGTATTTGCTGGTCCACATAAATCAGCAGTAACCAGAGCTGCTACCGTAGTCGTTCTACAGACGAAGGGGAAGAAAGGGTCAAGGGTAAATACTTTCAGGTACGCCTTGACGTTTACTCTACCGCTGCCAGCGGCAGGGCAAGGTTATTTGAAAAAGTTACTGCAAGAGTCCTTCTTTACAGGTACGGCTTATAGGGGGGAGGGTTCTGGGTTGACAGGCGGCCTGGAGGTATTGGGCTACCTGGAAGGAAAGCCCAATATTAAGTTTGCCAAACACAGACCATTTATTGCGGCTGTTATGGCCAACAGAGGTAGGGGGTTTAAGAAAAGCATAGCTAAGTTAATTAAAACCCAAGCGCTCTGAGGGCAGCAGCACCTTCTTCTGTTGATATGTCTATACCTTTGTCTTTGTTCTTTTCTGCTTTGTCTTCCTCATAAGACCCGCCCATACCGTACATAGCTGCTTCCATTTTTACCAAATTCTCTTCAGCTTTGCCTTTAATGTAGTCCTTGACTAATGTCACGGCGTCGTCCCTATCTAAGTCACAGTAAAGCTTCTCAGCAGCATCAATATCGTAATGAACCATTTTGAGAAGGGCTCCATCAATAGGGAGTTCGCTAATGTAGTCCATATAAGCTGTACCAAAACTTTTACCGTTGTTGGAGTCCTCCAAGGAGTTCTCCTCTATTTCCGTTTTTAGTTTTTTCAGCCTATCCAGAAAATAGTTTATATCGCCGTCGGTTGGCTTCACTACTTTGCAGTGCTTACTCAAAGTAGTGACTAGCACGTCAAACAATTCTTGGTCCGTACTGGCGTTTTCCGAGTCCATAGCGTAAGCCTCTAAGGCCATCAAGGGCACAGGGAACCTACGGCCATAGGTGTGCATGTAGAAAATAGAACCTTGCGTTGACATAGTAGCTGTCCCTTAATAGTTGTGTTATTATGAAAACCTTGTAATTACAATATTTTAACACTCTTTAGAAGGCAACAGAAATGGCTAAATTAGGCTCGGCAATAACACCTAAGTTCGATATTGGCACCGCTGAGATGCGTCTCGGCCCTTTGACCAAGGCGAATTTACTCCAGCAATCAGATTCCATTGGTTTGATAGACGATGCAACTTATACGGTAAACCAGACGAACGTAGACTTGCTAGGCGGTTTCCCCAAAACTGTAGTTGACACAGCTGTCACGGAGCAGACGGCTACAATTAACGCAACCATGCGAGAGTATTCAAGGCGAAATTTGCGCATCTTACTGGGTGATGGCTTAGCTGGCACAGCGCCTACGGAGGTAAGGTCTACGTTGGACACAGCTGCCGATTTGGCTGCCGGAGCTAACGTGGTGAACGTAGACACAGGCGACGGCGCCTTATTCGCTGCGGATGACGTAGTTATTATTTACCCCGAAGGTAGACCACAAGATGTGTCCGTGTTGCAGGTCCTGTCTGTGGCTGTTGATGCTTTAACTATGAAAGCTAACCATGTCACTGCTGTTGATTATAACGCTTTAACTGAGTCAGGCACGGTGTTCAACATTTATGTTGCCCATCAAGTCGCTATTGGTAACATCACCAGAACTAACTATTTTTCTGTCATGCTGATTCAACAAGAAAACAGCACAGGACAGCCTAAAATAGTCTCCTTCTGGAAAGGTTCCATTGGGGGGTCAATGGAGGTTGCTACGGGGTCTGATGATTTTGCTTCCTCTGCTATGGAAATCAAACTGTTGCAGCCCACGGTTACGGAC